AAAGGATCAGAAGTTCCGTAAACAGGTTCCACGAGATATTTTTTCGTGGGATGGGAAGCGAAGCCTAGGAAAACGGGCTCCCCTGGTATCTGATGGTAGTAATGTCTTTCGTCCCCTATCTTCCTAACATCCTCTCTTACCCCTGCAAGGTTGTAAAAGAGCTCCCCGGCTGCGCCACCTCGAAATCTACCAAACGCGTAGGAAGCCCCCAGTGACGGGAACTTCCTAGGTGGTTGAGCCTCTTTAAAAATCGGCTCGATAACGGAGTTTTGGCAAACAATCGGATCACCCTTCTTCAAACCCTCATTCTTCATGTCCCTTTCTGCATGTTCAATGTACTCCTCTGTATAATGGTCAAATAGTTTACCCGACCAAAATATTTCATTTGCAGCGCGTTCTATAGACTCAAGAATTTCTTCCTTTAAGTCAGGTAGATCTCCAGGTAAATCCAAATTAAAGGCATTTACCTGAGGAGCTACCTCACCGTCTTTAGTAACACCACAAAGGGCGGCCTTATGTTTCTCAATGGCCGCTTGTACAAAGCTGTTGGGGACACTTAGGGAGGCATTCTTCGCCATGTAGAAATTATAACTGAAGCGCTGAATTATTGTTTGTTTTCTCAGCTTAGATTTGCTCATTATACCGTTCCACCACTGATTCCAGCTTGGAGAGGGAAAGATCATTCTGAGAAAATCGACTGGTTCTACCCAGTCGGGTTTCTCAGGAAGTTCACCTTGCTCCAAAGCTCGGGCCAGTGTTGTCGCAGTAAAATATTTGAGTGCTTTTTCTTGGCGACCAATTAAGGCCATCAAGAAATACGCTCCGATAGATTGAGCAACGTGTTTGTCAGTTATAGTCCAGTAGCGTAGTTGGTTAGTTTGGGAGAGGCTGTAGCCGGGATATCCATATTTAGAGGGTCTAGCCCCCATGATATCCTGATAGTAATCAGCTACAGTTAGGTAGGATTCAATGATGCGGATTGTGCGGAGTAGGCATTCAAAAGGCGTGGTCGTAGTGTCAAAAGCTATGGTCTCATCTTGGAAGAGTCGACTATTTCGTACGTTTCCGAACCCTTCAAGTATTGCTGCAGTTTCATCTTGCAGTATCCGTAGAAGCCGTTTGCTCGTGTTGTTTTCGAACAATGTTGCGAATGATGAACTTCGCGGATTATACTTAAAAGGGCCTTCTGTCGTATTTCGATAGACAGGTCCAAGAAGGGGCTTTGGTTGGCCGCGGTGCCCTGGCCCGCGGGATGCTCAGAGGATGGCTTCGAGTCATCGAATAAGTGGTTTTTCGTGTAGATAGAGCTGGTTGAAATCATTGTGAATAACTTTGATAGTAAACTTGTCTTTTC